CTGCCGACGTGCCGCCAATTTTGTGTCTGTGCCATGCAACAACCTGTTGATCGCGTAGGTACGTCATGCCAACTAACTGGCCATCAGCTTTTACGCCCCACACAACCGTGCTTGGCTCTTGCTGATAAGCAATTTCTGTAATGCCGCCTTTACTTACTTGATTAGATAAAATTGTAAGGTCTGGTGATTGAAAACTGTCGCTTTCAAATGCATACACAAACTCGCGCAACTTCCGCTGCTGGCGTTGAATAAATACCACTACGTTATCAATACGAATAGGCCGGTGCGATGCCGACCCCCGTGTGCCTTCTCGCACAACTCTGACATTCGTTGGCGTTAGCGCGTCAGCCGTAGTTGATCCAGAAATAACAAACTCACCACCAACGGTTCCAATAGCCATCACCTTGCCTGGTGACAACCAACGGATCGCGTTTACCTGGTCTGTCGCTAACGTATAGATAACAGGGTCATCATCCAAAGTGCCTGGAGTATGATTTTCATAATCGCCTGACTTACTGCCAAACAACGTCTGTGGCTGTTCTGTTGTGCCCGCAAAAAATAATCGTTGTTCGTAAAACGCCACTGCTGCTGGAAACCCTGTTGTGTCCGAAAACGCGCCAAGGCGCCATTTGGTTTCAGCCGTTGTGCCGCCAAATGTAGCATTAACGGTGACCGTTACCTCTGTTGTACTGGTGCGGCCCGTAACCGTGGCGAACCCCCACTGGATGCCGCCGTCGCGCAAAAACTTCCAGGTGCAACCATTGTCAACGATCTCGTCGCCTTCGCCGCTTGGCCCGCCTGATCCGGCAGACGTTCCGGCCTTAATGCATTCGTAGACGTTTCCGCTATTACGCTTAACGTCACCTACGGCATAGGCTGTGCTTGCCGCCCAAGCTGCTGCCTGATGGCCAATCGATATAATGCGGCCAACATCTGTTGTTTGAAAACCGTCGCCATTATTAATGCCGGTAACGGCAGAAGCTGTAATTGTTCTTGACGAACCTGACGCATGGCTTGGCGTTAGAGTTGTGTCGGTTATGTTTTCATCCAAATACGGCCCGTCAGTAAACGTAATGTCAGAGATTGTCCAAGACGTATGGCCGGTGCGCGTTAATTTTCTTGGCGTGTAGCCAGAGTGCGCGATGTAAAGAACGTCAGCCGATTGAGCAAATTGCAAATTAAACAAGTCTGCCGTGGCATAGGTTGTTGTGACCGTGTACACCCGCGCTGCCGTCCCGCCGGAAGAGTAAGCTGTAAAACCGCTTGAATTAATGTTTGTGTCATCAATGTCGGTCAGTTCAAACGTGTTCGTTGTCTTGTTTTTTATCTTGTAATATTTGCCGTTTAGTTCGGTCATACCAACGACACTGGCAATATAGATTTCGTCGCCATTGTCATAGCCATGTGAGGTTGCGGTCACAACGCACGGGTTGGCCTGTGTCGCTCCGCTAATTGTCTTGTTGGCTTCAAGAATTATGCCGTTGTCCTTGTAAAAACGGACATACAAATTGCCGAACTCAATGCAATAGGCTTGTGTGGTTGAAAACTCAAAAGGGATCAGGCGCGTCTTTGCGCTTGATGTCTTAACCTCTTTAACAAACCGTGTGCCTGGACGACGGGTAATGCCGCCGTGAGGCTGCACAATAAAATTCTCCAGCGTTTCGGCGCCGTTGGCATATTTGGTAATATCGACACGGCCATAGAGGTCTTTAGCTAACTCACCGGCAGTCCAGTTTGTTTTAATAATCGAAACGCGGGACATTTACGACCTCGCTTCAAGCCATGTGTTTTCGCTGGCAGACGTTGTTTCCTGGGCATCAACCAACCGCGCTTCTTGTATTAGTGATGCATAAGCTGTCGATGCAGCCGTCACCACGGTTTGCGAAGACGTAATTTCATACGCCACATCAGACGCAAGACGCATGGCATAGGCTTCCGTAAACTTTGCATCATAGATTGACGTGTCCGTAACGTCGGCAATGTAAAGGATGTTTAAAGGCGCAGCAGCATCGGTAACAATGTTGCGGCCTTCCACTGACCATTCCTCTGTTGTATCTACCTCAATGATGCGAAGGCAATCAGACGGCCACGGGAAAGAATTAGAATATTCCCAAACAGGTGCGGTTGTGTCAGCCGCCAAGGCGACACGGGTCATGGCAAAATTCCAAGGATGATCGCGCAAGCAATATTGCCGCGACTGTTCATGGATGCGGTTAATTGCGCGGCCTTCAACCGTATCATCTGTCAGCGCCGTAATAGGATCGGCGCCCAAATAGGTCAGACCTTTGTTGGCAATGTCTACGATTGATCCGGCCATATAAAATCTCCAAATTTCTGATTTTTGTCAGAAACACCAAAATCCCGAAAAAGCGTTTTTTTCAGCAATCATTTCATTTTTACGTTTTTAAAATCAGTCACTTAATTTTTTGACTTTTAAAAAACCCAGCGTTTCTGCATGTTTCAGCCATTTTTCAAAAGTGCGTGTGGTATAATGGGTCAACAAGCGGAAAAACCCGTGCCGCTATTTTACATTGTGAATACAAAACCGTGTTGCCGTGGCTTTTGCCATGAAAGGAGAATTGTCATGGCTAACTCAAAAGACTTTCTTTGCTACATCCCGATGATGACGGGCGGCTCATATGGTCGCCATAAAAATCGGGGTGAAGCGATCCTTATGGCTTTTCGATATTTTTCAAGTGATTGGGGCAGCATGTATGATGTCTTCAATCGAGAGATCAAAGGCTACGTTGCCGAGATTACCGGCTTTAACGAAGTTCAATTTGGACCTGTCGAAGGTATTTGGGCCGACATTGAGGACGGTGGTAAACATCGTTTTGAGCTTGAGAAAATTTCTGTTCAGATGCCTCCGCTCAGAAAGAACCAACGTGCAACCGGCGATGCCTTTCGCCGTAAGCTAAAGCAGGCTGTTCTGGCCTCTCAATAAAGAAGCGCTTAGGGCTGCAACCCTAGACGCCTCTAACTAACTTCTTTTAACTTCGCTACGGTAGCACGGTTTTGTATTTACAATCAATTAAAGAGGAAAGGGGGGTCGAAACCCCCCAATCCGTTAGTCAACGATGTAATGAATGATGAAACTCATATCACCGCCGGTGCCACCTTCCGCGTGCATCGTTGCCGCGACATAGTAGAAACCGCCTGGATCAGTTGAATCACCAGCCAATTCATACATCTTCTGGCCGCAAGTGTTGATGTCTGCCGCTTCATGGCGAACATCAGCCATTGCCCCAGCATCAGCAACGGCAGTAGCAAAAACGTCTTCGTCTTTGACCACGCCAGCCGATGTGTAGATGCCTACGTTGAACGTGCAGCTTCCACCAAACGTATCGGACCCAACAAAGATATGGGGCACAGATGCGTTCGACGGGATGGGCGCCAACATAACGATGTCGTTATCGTTGGTATCCCCAGCCGCAAGCGCCACACTACCTTGTGCAATTCGCACACGGCCATGTAATTCGGCACTGTCGTTCAGCGTTGGAGGGGTTGCCTCAAAATTGGCAACCAAGTCGGTGTTTTTAGTACCCATTGGTCATCCCTCCTATGTTGGATCGCATTCGATGTAGCCCACCAACTTTTCCTGCATACGGGTTGCCCCGATAGCCATCGATGCGAAGACTTGCGTCGCATGATTTTTATCGGCCCGCTCAGAAATCTTGATGGACGGTTCAGCGCCTATGGCCAGCTTCATTCCGGCTTTCTGCCAGAACAAGACTTTGTGGTCAGAGTTGCTATCTGCACCAATGAGTTCCGTTCGGATGAAGGTAAACCCCATGAAGGAATCCACTTCCCCGTTTACCAAACTTTTCACAGTGGCAAAATCGGAACTAGTGACTTCAGTTTGACCTAAAAGGTTCTGAAGCTGTTTGGCGTTGATGATCATATACCGATCACCATCTTCTGCCTCATTGGCGTCGAGGATTTGCTTGGCAGCGCGTAACTTGCCGACGTTCAAACCCGTATCAGCAGCAGGGCTGATACCGACCTGGACATCAACAGTGTTAGAACTGTCGTAGCTTGTTGAGGTGCCACCGGCAACGCCCGTAAAAGCGGTCCCGTCAGCAGCAGCAACAATTTGCTCATCCATCGCACGGCCCATAGCCCAGGCAGCAGCCGAAGCATAGGGGCTTTGCGGATCGATAAGCATACGAACACGATCTTCATCATCGATGAGATCTGCCCAATCAAAGTCGATAAGGCTGACACGACGCCTTGCGTGGGGCGTGTCCATCCTTGGAGTGTCACTGTGACGTGACGTGCGCTGTTGAGCGGCAGTGCTTCCCACTTGCTCAAAGAAAGCATTCTTGCCCACGACGGTTTCAACTCCAACCGACTCACGCAGACGAGAACCTTTCTGTTGAACAAGGTGTTCGACATTCCCTTTATATTGCTCAACGAACGCTGTAGTGATTTGAACTGACACTGGTCAATTCTCCTTCTTCACTGGTTGCGTTTAGGGTGAAAGTGGTTGTCCCGTGTGGGGCCACGCGCCGTCTTTCCGGCGGTCAAGTGTCGGGCCGAATGGTTATCCGACAGATACGTTTTGCGCTACGACATCAGTGCCGTAGGCCAATTCTGCTAATCTCTTATCTTTTGCCACCAGGGCTTTATGCTCTGGATGGGCGTTATCCCAGAAAGCGGGGTTTGCCCGTAGCTGGGCCATTTGTTCCTTGGCCATTTCCGGCGTTGTGCCAAACTGTCCGGCGCTCTCGCCTTCCTTGAATTGCGGACCACTGCCCAACGTCATGCCAATTTTGGCAAAGGCGCGGACAATATGCGGGTTTGATCCCAAGCCGGATTGATCTAAAACCTGTCGCAATTCATCGGAACCGTATTCTCTCAAGGCACGTTTGGCCGCTTCTACCCGTTGCGGAAATGCGTTGCCGTATTCCTTCTGCAATTCGCCTTCCCATTCGGCTTGCTGGTCTGCCGCCTGTGTCTGCGCGGTTTGCGCTTGGCCCATCATGTTTTCAACAAAACGGTCATGCAGCCCTTGAGCCATTGACGCTGGTAATTTCATTTCATGGGCGGCAGTGCGAAACCAATCGGACAAATCCTGATTGTACGCTTCAAAATTCTCCGGCGCGGCCAGTTGGTAATCTTCAGCCTTTTCCGGCGTTCCCAGCTTCTGCCAGCCTTCCCATTCAGAAAGATCGCTGCCGTCCGTTGGCAAAACAACTTTGTCGGCGCCCACCTGTTTTTCCAGGTTGACGTAAGATTTTAGAACGTCATCGGCGCCTTTCCATCCTTTGGCTTCAATGACCTCATGGTAATCATCCAGACCTTGCGTCCAATCGGCTGCTACTTCTGGGTTGCCCGCATCTTCCGTAAGGATTGCGGACCCTTCAGTTTCATTCGGCATTAATATCTTCTCCTATGCTAAGTGATAAAAGTTTGTCTTCATCAATACAAAGGATCGATAAAATCCTTCGCACTATGTCCTGTGAGCCGTGCATATGCTGTAACTCACTGTTTTCCCGATGCCCGCTGATGGTTAGGATGCCGCTAGCCTTAATTAGGTCCAGCAGAATAGCCTTGCCTTGCGGGGTGTAGAGAAAAATTTCCTTATAAGCCTGGGCTAGTTCGGCCTGGGCCTTATGTTGTTCCGGCATACTTTTTTTTCCAAAAAGCTGTTGACTAATTTGTGGCTACTGCTAATATTTTTTTGGAACAAACTTTGAGCACGCTGCTTGTAGCGTATCAGATAGAAAAAGCTCCTTCGGGAGTTTTTTTTATTGTTGACCCATTTCCGCTATCTGGGCGACTTTCAGACCGGCATCGGCCAGTTGCGGTGCAGAGTTCATAGCCGTCTGGGCCATTTCCGCTTGCTGGCGCTGGCCGCGCATTTCGGCAACTTCTTCTTCATCGCGGAGAATACGTTGCGGCGCCCCGTTAATCTCAGCCAGAGAGCGCGTGATCTCATCAGTGTTAAAGTTGTCCATGACCGATGGGTCAACGGCGGCGATGGCCTGGACACTCTCAAGAGTACGCAAGATGCCGATACCCTCTGGTGCCCGCATGGCTTGTGTTAATGGCGAAACATACTCAACCTCGTATTCGCCCGCCGCTTCCTCAAGAATAGGTGGCGGTGGAGGAATAACGCCCTGTTCGGCAAGAACGGCAAATTCACGCTCAATCAATGGCCCCAACGCTTCCGACTGCTGTCGGCCCACCGTAGGCGCTAACAGGGCGCCTTTTTCCTGGGCACGTTGCAAAACTTCCGTTGCCGTCATTTGTGGGCTTTCTACAAGGATTTGAAATAAAGTTACAAGAAAGCTGTCGTTAATCATCTTTCGGCGTTGTTCCATCATTTCAAAACCGATGTCTACACGGGCGCCGGTATAAAGAGGTTGAATAGGCGGTTGGGACCGCCCATCCATCCTTGCAAACGTCGCCGCTCCAGGCTTGGCGTTCACAGGGAGAATGACGCCGTCGTCTGCAATAATGAGAGGGGGATCGACGGCCTTCTGCCCAGCGCGGATAACCGTCTTTGACATTTCGTTAATCATCTTAATGTCCGGCAAGATCGTCATGGCAGGAGATCGTCCGTAGACCTCACGCGGGCCGGTTACATAGCGGCTGACAATATAGGGCATATCGTCAAAGCCGCCTTCCTCTATAAGCTGCTGTTCCTTGACTTCATAGTATCCCGAAAACCACGGGCGGTTACGCCGGTCCCGTGCAGACATGTCGCGGTCAGTGCGCGGGCAAACAAGATGCATCAATTCAATTTTGTCATCAGGTTTGTCTTCTGCCATTTTGCGAAGATTGTCGGACAAGTCACCGTCTTCAAACATTCTAAGGGCTTGCCGTGCCGTTACCTGAAACTTGCGGAACACCGTATCAACGCGGCCCATTTCGTTTTCGGCAATATACAGATCGGACAAATGGACTTGCCGGTACATCAGGCCACCATCGGGATGCTCATCAACAAAGAGAGCGCCCGTTCCAAAAGCACCAAGGGCCATGTAGCCCTCATGCATTTCCTTGGAAAAACTGGCTTTTGGAGAATAGCGGTAGCCAAACATGATGCTTGTGACCTGGTCAAACCAAAGCCGGACATCATGGTCACGATTAAGAGAAGGATCAGTAGACCGCAACTGGTGCCAGCGGGAACCGCGAGGGGTCAACAAACTTTCAATGGCAGAGGCAAAACGCTCACAGGCGAGTGCAGCCGTGGCGTCATATAATTTTGATGTGCGTTTATCGCCCGCTGTCAACTCACCCGTGAATATGCGCGAACGCGGCAGAACACGTTCGGCTATCTCTTCCCAATGCCCTTCCCATACGGATCGGTCATTCTTGAGGCGGGCATAGCGGGTAAAAACTTCTTTTGTATCAGGAGCAGCCATCAGACCTCCAAAAGCGTATTCTTGCGGATTGCCGCCACATCAGTGTTGCGCGGCGCTCCCATTAATGTTGTCTGCACACCGTTACGCGGAGCGGACCCGCCGCCGTATGCTGCCGACGCATTGCGTTGTGCCGTATCTAAGCGGGCGCCCATCGATGTTGGCGGTAGCTTTTTACCCGCCGATTGACGCTGCATGGTCGGCACACACACGTTACTTGCCTTTAGGTTTCATTGGCT